AATGAGAAGAATGGTATCTTAGACTTTCAAAAGATCATCACTATGATGCCTGAGTTTGCTTTGGTTGAGTTTGGTGTTGATGATATAGTAAGGTCTGGATTAGTCAAGAGTTATATCACCAGTAAACACACCTTAGGTTTGTAATGTTCACTCATGTTGAATGCGAACTGCCTAAACTAAAGAGGCAGAATATAGATGGTGCTAGGTATTACACTGTCAATGGTAGACCCATGGTCTCAATCACTTCAGTTACCTCACACTGGAATAAACAAATCTTTGTTGACTGGAGGAAGAGGATAGGTGAAGCAGAAGCAAATAGAATTACTAAACGTGCAACCTCCAGAGGTACTGCTACACATGAGTTGATAGAGAATCATCTACTCAACAAGGAGGTAGAGTTTGATAAACCTAGTCCTAAGATGTTGTTTCTTCAAGCGAAGGAGACTCTAAAAAATATAAATAATATATACGCTCTTGAGAAAAGTCTTTTTAGTGAAGAGTTAGGTGTTGCCGGTACAGTCGACTGCATCGCAGAATATAATGGAGAGTTATCAATAATTGATTTCAAGACAGCAGAGAAACCCAAACCTAGGGATTGGATAGAGAACTATTTTGTACAGGCAGCAGCGTATGCTTGTATGTTCTTTGAACGTACAGGAATACCTGTCAAGAAACTTGTCATTATTATGACATGTGAGAACGGAGAGGTGACAGTGTACGAGGAGTATGATAAGATAAAGTATATGAAAAAATTAGTCCTTTACATTCAAAAATTTGTCGAAGAAAAAATCAATGAGTGCCAAAACAAAGATGCGTGAGATCCTGAAGAACAGATTGCTCTGTCAGGACAAGTTTACTAATGACATTGAGAATCTTGTTAGTAACAACAACGAGATGAATTACATCGAGGCAATCTGTCACTACTGTGATGTGAATAACATCGAGGTAGAATCTGTTTCTAAACTCATTACCAAACCTTTGAAAGAAAAACTCAAAGGCAATGCTACTGACCTAAATTATCTAAAGAGAACATCTAAGGCAAAATTCTTTAGCATCTAATGAAGATCAAGGAGTGGACATTTGGAAAGATCCACAACCAATTACCTGAGGAAAGACTCAGAGAGGTAGCGGTTAGTGTCGACTACGTGAGAGAACAACGTGGTTTTTGGATAAGTAATTTCAGACAGTGCACTCCAGAAGAGATTGTAGAACTAGAAAAGGAGAGACCTACCACTAGGTTACTCAGCATACATGTTATCAATGGGTGCAACCTAGCATGCAGAGCATGTAATCATAACAGTAGTCTGTTGGGTGTGAACAGTAGGGTAGATATTGATGCACTGAAAGAAGATATAAAGAACATACTACCAAAGATACATGTGTGGAGTCACATCAGTATCATAGGTGGTGAACCATTATTAGAACCAAGGACTAAAGAAGTTGTCACAGTCACAAGAGAAGTGGCAGAAGCAACAGGACAGAAATGTAATATAAAACTATTCAGTAATGGATCTAGACTAATACAGGAACAAGAATGGATTGCTGATGAGATGTTGAAAGGTGTGGTGTTTAGACTTACCTTCCACAAACCATGGTATACACCACAGGGATCTATGAATTGGGAAAACGCAGCAAAGTTTGTGAGGTATCTCAAGTCCAGAGGTGTGGACACAGAGAATCTACTAGAGTTTAGTGAAGCATTTAGATTACTTGATGGTAAACCAAGACAGTGGTTTGACATTGTCAAGTATGAATTCAATGATGATAGTATAAAGTACTATCCTTTTGAGGAGGGTGATCCTGAAGAGAGTTTCAAGCACTGCTCTTGCCCTAACAGTCAGTTATATAATGGACATCTATGGAAGTGCCCTATGATATCATATCTCAGGGAGTCTTTGCATGCTACAGATCAGGTAGATGATCCAGCATGGAAGAAGTACCTTGACTATAAACCGACAAGCATAAATGATACCGAAGAAAACATAAGGAAATCATTTGATGAGGTGTTGAAACCTCATGACATTTGTACGATGTGTCCACGTAATCCAGTTTGGTTTACTGCAACGAAGCAATTAGATGCTACAATGAAGAAAAACGTACCGATGTATGCTGAAGAGACCTATGACACCGTTTGATACTTACAAAGAGTATCTTGCATTCAAGAACCACTTTACGAGAGAGAAGTATGACTACCATAAGTATGGTGGTAGATCGAAAGCAAAGATAGAATCATTCTACAAGAGGAAGGATCGATATTTCTTTGAGAAAACATCAAGGAAGTATAAGGACAATGAGATACATAATTTCTTTCTTGCTAACTTTGTAGCAACAGATAACCCTGAGGGTGTGTGGATAGGAAACATAATAAGATCAGGAGAGGTAGTATATAAGGATTGGATGAGGAGATCAGAGAGTTTGTTCTATGACTTCAAGTCTCAGACTAATACATTACTTGAGACATATAAGATTGACGATTTGTTTGACACCTCAGAGGGTCATCCACCATTACTAAAAGAACATCTTGCTGGTAGATTTAGTGTAGAGAACATGTGTATCTACGAAAAACTTTTCAAGTTCTGTGATGTGTTTGATAAGAAATTAGACGACCCTGTGTGGAAAGCAGTTGGTATGAAGATCAGAAAGTACTTACCATTCATGAAGATAGATCGCAAAAAATATAGAAGTTGGCTATTGACATGTGAGTAAAAACTATATAAAATATTGGAAGAAGTAAATCAAAGATGGCAGATTTTTTTGAGTCAGAGACAGTGAAGGAAGAGATGAAATACATCTATGACCTACAGAAAGATCTCTACTCAGTCATACTAAAGTTTCCATACATGAGTCCCGATGCAAAGTGGGAACACATTGAAACATTGAAGGAACTATTAGAGAAGCAACAGATAATGTGGACTAGGATGTGTTTGTCTGAAGATCCAGATGCAGTGAAGATGAAAAATAAATTGAAAGAGCAGACTAAAATGTTAGGGTTTGGAACTACAGACATGACTACTATATTCAAGAACATGAAAGATACATTAGATAAGATGCAATCGCAACTAAAAAGATAATGTCATTTTTGATTCATAATTTACCACCATACTCGGTGTATGTGAGAAAAGAATTCTTATACGACCATCAGAAAGGTCACGGTGAGATAACACCTGGCACATGGATCTCAGTCAAGAGTGTGCAGCACAAAGCATTGTACTTTGAGACACTATTGACAGACTATGGTGCATTGTTTGACAAGTTACCGATCAGTGCATTCGTATGGAAGAAAGACTACAATCCTGATGAGTTACTACCACTTGATACCTTACAGTTGTGGGATTGCTTTGACTATGATCTGACTGTCATAGAGAAACCATTACTCAATCGGTGTTCATTCTTTGGTAAGGACAGACAGATGCATGATGGACAGTATTGTTTTACGATTGATAATTGTCATGCTCAGTCATCAACTCTGAACACAAACTACAGTCAAGATGATCCAGAACATAAATCATTCAATATTATTGCATTAGATAACGGTCAGTTTGCTGCTCAACCTAACAATAGAATACAGTGGAGAGACATGAGTTTGATACCAGAGGACAAGCAGACACCAGACTTTGAGGTGTGCTCTCAAAACTATCAGGTAGAGAACACAGAGAAGTGGAGTGTCGGACACACTACAGAGTGGGCATATAAAACTAAACATGAGTTAGCAGACATTGATGATCAGTATGCTCATCATTTCAACCCAACACCAGAAACATGAACGAAGACCCCCATGCATGGAGAAAAGAGTACCTAGCACGTAAGGCAGGACTCAACAAACGTCAAGTAGAATTACTTGAGGAAGGACCTCATAGTCTATCTCAGAGTTGGTTACTTCAAGCAATGTATATCGACTACAAAAAAATTATGGGTATCAAAGAACCACCTTCCCGTGAGTCAGGATATCAAACTACCTTGAAGGAATGGTTCCAAAAAATGGACAAAGATTAGTACTTGACGACACCTAAATAGTATACTATACTAAACTTGCGTATGCAAGGTGTTAATCCACCAATCCATTCAATACGACGAATACTACGAGTCAAACTTATGACATTTGCAAATCTAAAAAAACAATCTCGCTTGGGAAATCTTACTTCTAAGTTGACCAAAGAGATAGAGAAAATGAATACGACTGGTTCATCAAATGTTGATGACCGTCTATGGAAATTAGAAGTAGACAAAGCAGGAAACGGTTATGCTGTAATCAGATTCCTCCCTGCACCTGACGGAGAAGAACTACCATGGGCAAAGGTATGGTCACATGCCTTCCAAGGACCTGGTGGTTGGTACATAGAGAATAGTCTAACTACACTTGGTCAAAAAGATCCTGTGTCAGAGTACAACAGACTACTATGGAACAGTGGCATAGATGCAGACAAAGACCTTGCACGTAAGCAGAAGAGAAAACTTACTTACATTGCAAACATCTATGTTGTAAAAGATCCAACAAATCCTCAGAATGAAGGTCAAACATTCTTATATAAATTTGGTAAGAAAATCTTTGACAAAATTACAGCAGCAATGCAACCTGAGTTTGAGGATGAGGAAGCAATCGATCCATTCGATTTCTGGCAGGGTGCTAACTTCAAGTTGAAAGCAAAGAACGTAGCAGGATACAGAAACTATGATAGTTCTGAGTTCGCTGCACCATCTGCTCTACTAGATGATGACGATGCACTTGAAGCATTATGGAAGAAGCAGTATTCTCTCAAAGAATTTACAAGTCCATCTGAGTTCAAATCATATCAAGATTTAGAAACCAGATTGAATGCAGTTCTAAACAACAAGAGAACACCTGTAGCACCAGAAGTTGCTAATGAAGAGGAAGAGATCGTAACTGCAACAAATACACCGGCAGAAATTCCTGTTGCATCTGCACCAGCATCAGTCAATGAAGATGATGATGCACTAAGTTACTTTCAGAAACTAGCAGAAGAGTAAGTGGATATCTTATCCTTCAATGAACATGTAGGGGTCTGGGATGGTAGTCTTACCGTCCTAGACCTTTCTCTTAGGTATGTGATGGAACTACATGAAAAAGATCCTAAGTCAGATGGATACTCTAACGTAGATGGTTGGCAGAAAACTGGACTCGATAAGATGCCACAGTTCAATCCTTTGAAAGAGATGATAGTAAATAATTGCTATGAATATCTACAGTCATATGACATAGTAAGACCAAGAGGTCTGGAATGTGTCCATCTTTTTGCTAATATAAACGGTAAAGGTGCATCTAACATGATGCATCATCATACTTATGGACAGATCAGTGGAGCATACTGGTTGAAAGCACCACCAAGATGTGGTGATCTTATTATTATGAGTCCATTTACTAATAGGTACTTGAATACAGCAGTCGTACCTAAATCAGATCATAATGCATGTGTTATAAAACCTAAAGCAAACAAAGGAGTTTATTTCAACAGCAATTTGATTCACTATGTTGATGTCAATAGGTCAGAGAAGTCACGAGTATCTATTGCTTTCCACATACTTATTCATGCCTAAAGCTGTACCAAAAACGACTTTTTGTTTTCAGAAAAGGGCAAAAAAAACTCTGACCAAAAAATGACCCTTAAGGTTTTTTCATGGACAACATTATTATCATAGAAGAGAATATTGACGTAAAACCGTTTTTAGACGAAATGGACTTAGATGACTGGGATTGGGTATCTAAGCAAAGAGGTGTAGGTGGCGATAAGAGCCCATATGGGTTTTTACCGTTAGTTTGGGCAAAAGTCGAAAAAGGTGAAGATCCGCATGATGCTATGGGACAAAGAAAAACACCATTATACGATAAGTACAAAAATGTGCACAAATTTTGGGAAAGACATAATATAAAGGAAACAGGTAGAGCAGGATTCTTTCGGCTCAAACCAGGCGATAAAGTCCTAAGGCATATTGATAAGGGGTTATATTACCAAAACAAAGATAGATATCACTTATCGTTACAAGGAGTATACTTATATCAAGTCGGTAATCAGGAATTCTATGTTGCACCTGGCACTTTCTTTTGGTTCAACAACAAGATACCACATGGTGCTGTCAATGTAAGTGATGTTGACAGATATACTCTAGTTTGGGATGTTCCTCATAGTGAGAACAATCCTCACCATTTAGCGAGGAGACAAAATTCTTAGATTAGATCCTTTTTTCAGTTTTCTATTGACATATTGACTACTATCAGTATATGTGAGTAATTCTCTCATATCTTCTTTTATAACTTCAAGATAGTTAGATCTTACTACATTGATTGATCTTTTCTTATTATTTCTATCTTCTTCAAACTGTAAATTTGATACTGACGTGGTTCCAGTTTGAGTATACTTCTTACCATTCTCAGACCAAGAGAAGGAGTGATCTGCATCAACCCATATTCCAGACTGTTGTAAAAGAAGTCCTTTTGAGTTTCTTACTTCTTTTGACTCATAATGGTGAATTTGTGTAAGAAGTGTCGTTGAGTACTTATTATCAATATATCTTTTGAAGTCATATTGATTCATTGGCCACTCATCTCTCACATTTAATATATTATTACTTATCAGAACTACCCAATCTAATGAAGAATCTCCATATACTCTAAATGCCACATTATCAGGTCTATCATCACCATTTATAGAAAATCTTTCAAATGCAGCTATGCTACCTATAATCTCTTCTCTTATTTTTCCTCTTTTGAATAAATTTGTCGAATTGACAAAATCAAGAGATGATCTCCTATTATCAGCAAAGGATGGAAGTGATACTTTCGGAAAGTTTGTAAAATAAGCCATTAGAATCCAATATCCTCCACATTGATTTTATTATCACCTTGAAGGATTCCTCCTTCACCATCTATTCTCATCAAGTCTGCTATACTTGCATTAGATTTCTGTTCTTTTGTTCCACCATCTCCATCTGGATCTAAGTAATCCTCGGCAAATATTGGAGTCAACTCAGTAAATGCTAATTCCATGGTTGATCTAACAGGGTTAGACACTGCTCTACTATCTGCATAAGACTGGTAAACATTTTCAGGTGTAAAGTTTGTTGATACTTGTGTCAAAGCACATATTTTATGTATAGGTAAACCTCTAATTCTACTAGATCCATTGAAGTAACCTATTCTAAACACTCTAGGTGCACCAATAAAGATATTTGCGGTTCCTATACGTTGACCAGACTGCCTACCAGCATACCCAGTGGGTTGCATGCCTTGTCTAAACACTCTCATTATGTGTCTAGACATTTGAGCGTCTTGCTCATCATTTGGTGCAAAATCAAATCTAAATGTGAAATTTCTCAACTTTGGACTTGAGAATAATAATTCTAGATTTGGGTTTATTGCTATTCCCAACGAACGTGCAACAAATTGATTAGTGTCTACATTTATATTGATAGAAGATAACATCATCTTTGCAAGGAATGCTGTCGTTGCTGTTCCACTACCTAGGTCATCATTATCTAACCTTTGAATTTTCTCTATTAATTTACCAACATTATCCAAACCCTTGAATAATCGACTAAAACCACCATCTTCTATCTCCCCAATTTTGTTTGTAGCACCTTGAAATGCTGCCAACTCCATTGCATTTGCTTTACCACCACCCCATTCAACACCATTACTTACTCTTAGGTCATTTGGAATAGGTAATTTTATTGTATTACCATAATCTCCAAGATTTGTAGATCTAGTTGGACCTTTACCCGATATAAAATCTAATATTGCTGGTGTTTTGTTACGTCTTGTTTCTTTATCAAAAGAACCTACATTGGGTGCTTTATACTTAAAAGTCTCAAATCTGATATAATCTTGACCACCATCCCCATATGCAGCATCAGCAGGATATTTTAGAACAGGGAATAATTTGAATATTTCTCCTAATCCATTGTTTGCATCCAAATCCTCTACTGTTTGTTCTTCTTCTTCTGTTTTATTGATGACGGTGACTTCACCTTCTGAAGTTGATATTCTAACACCAACTTGATCCTCACTATACTCTTTAGTATTCAAGTCTTTATATTTGAATAACCAAGGAAAACTTGAGTTCCTTACATGTTCATCTGTGTTTATTTTATCCCATAAGTCTTTTAGATCACCGTCATCATTTCTTGCAATTGCTTCATTTGCTGCTTCCCATTGATCTTTTGATAATACGAAGTTTTGTGTTCCAGAAGATTCTGACGCCCACTTCAATTGTGCTAATGATCTAGTATATAACTCACTAAAATTATCATTTTTTACTAAATTTTTACCCAATTCTGAGTCTAAATCTATTACTTCACCACTTAAAGTTTCAATTCTTATGACTGACCCAAAATTATTTTTTTCCGGACTAACATCTGTTGATAATATTGGTTTTACATATACCTCTTCTGTTCCAGCACTTCCATCAGCATTTGTTATCTCTACTTCAATTTTATGATATCCATCTTCATGTACTGCATCTGTACCAATATCACCATTTATACCCATCTCACATGAGTAGGTATCTCCTAAATCCCCTCCCATAAGAGATCCACCTTCAAATACACAATTTTTCAATGCGTACCTACTTGCTTCTTTTTGTTCTTCTTCTAATGACATTACTTGTAAAAACCACCTTTTTGTACTGTCGCTGCGTCGACACCCAATTCTACAGAACCTATCACTCTACGGAATTCCTCCATACCATAGGATAACGCTTTATCCCAGTCACTCATACCAAGTACAATGAAAGGGGTATCCATATAAGACTTTAGGTATTTATGGTACCCACGAACCTTGGTCGGATCTCCACCACCATCAATATAATTCAGAATTGCTTTCCTGTTGGTAGGTGTTTGATAGTGTAAGTTTAGACCATAGAATGCACCACCAGATGCTCCAAAAATGTAGCATAGTGGGTTTCTATCCCAATATGGGAGTGTTTTCTTATATTTTGCACCATATCTGAAAATAGAAAGGGTGCCAGGTTTAGGACTCCCACTATAAGTTGAGTCTGGAAATTCGTCGCTATATGCCAAGTTCCTTCTCCGTCATTACTTGAAATTCCCATTTACGGTCAGCACAGAAATCTTTTGCTGCCTTCCATTTTGCTTGATTTTTTGCATATTCTAGTGCTTCATACATATATTTCTTTGTTTTTTTCTTCTGAGTGGGTGGATTACATTGCTTCAATGGTTTGATTTCTATTACCTTTTCCACCACCTTACCATGTACATTCTTGTACTTGATATAGAAGTCAGGAAAGTATCTCTTCACTTTTTTGGTAGTTGGGTCATAGTATGGTATGAAGAACTCTTCTGATGCCCATGTGAGAATTTGAGGTTTCTCATCACAATACACCATAAACTTTCTTTCCCAAAGTGACCTATAAATGATATTTTGGGGGTTACCTTTATACTTTTTTGAGTTTCTGGGACGAAACTTCCCCTGATATGACATACATAGTATACACGTTCACGCTATATTTAGATGGCTAGAGTACCAAGTGTCTATAGAAATGATAGGCACCGCATGCCAACGGAAGAATTATATAGATCAAGAGTAGCAAATGGTGGAATTGCACCAGCCTTCAATAACATATATGATGTATCAATAAATTTTGAAAATTCTCAAAGTCTAGCAAGTTATCTTTCTCAAAGCACTTTATATGATAAACAAGCATCACCAGGTCAATTTCTATCATTATTCTGCTCAGAAGCATTATTACCTGGTTCACAGATTCAAACATCTCAGGTAGATGGGTTGAGACAAGGTGTTTCGCAGAATTATGCTACATTTAGGAGATATCCTGATATAAACCTTACATGGTATAGTCAAAGAGACTATTATACCAATGATATCTTCAATGCTTGGTTAGAGTTTATATCACCTACTCACTTATCCAGAGGTGGACATGGATTCAATACCACAGACCGTATCAATGATGTTCCATCATTTAGAAGGTTGCAATATCCAAGAACTTACAAATGCCCTATAGAAATTACAGCATTTAGTAAGGAGGTGCATGATAAGGGTAAGAGACTAGATAAATCTGATAATTTTGATGTTGCATTCAACAGATCTAATAGTATTACTTACTATCTTCAAAATGCCTTCCCAGTCAATATTATTGCTTCTCCATTAGCATATGGTAAGTCTGAACTCATAAAAACAACAGTCTCGTTCAAATATGAGTACTTTTATATTGACAGAACTGCATCAAATGGTAAAGGTTTCCTTACAAGTGACAAATTTAAGACTAGAGATCCTATACATGTACCACCTCCTGTGCCTAGCATTGGAACTGGTAAAGAATATGATGATTACTTCATTGAGGCAGAGGAGCATGAATGGGGTCCTAAAGGTCAACCCTCTGCTTCTGAGCAACTTAGAATTTATAATGAAACATTAGGTTCCTAGTGCTATACTAAATAAAACGATTGAATTGAAAGATTATGCCATTACCTAAAGTTGTAGCACCTACATTTGAGTTGACGCTACTATCTACTGGTAAACCAGTAAAATACAGACCCTTTCTTGTAAAAGAGGAAAAAGCACTACTTATCGCTCTTGAGAGTGGTAAACAAAAGGACATTATCGCCACAGTGAAAAATGTTATAAAATCTTGTGTGCAGTCTAGAATCAAAGTGGATGAACTTCCATCATTTGATTTAGAATACCTTTTTCTCAATATAAGAGGTAAATCTGTAGGTGAGACAGTAGAATTACTTGTCAATTGTAATGATGAACCAGAAACACAAGTTCCACTTACTATTGGACTATCTGACATCGGACTAGATGTACCAGAAGGACATGATAAGAAAATTGATATTGGTGGTGGGATTAGTATTCTTATGAAATATCCATCTATGGATGAATTCCTAAGAACTAACTTTACAGTCACTGACAAAGCTGATGATGATGGAGTTGATGCAGCATTCAATTCTGTAGCAAAATGTGTTGACACTGTTTATACAGAAGAAGAAGCATGGACACAGGATGATTGCACACTAAAGGAAATTGTCAATTTCATAGAGCAACTTAGCAGTGCTCAATTCAAAAAAATTGAACAGTTCTTTGCTACTATGCCAAAATTGAAGTATGAAGGAGAGGTTATCAATCCTAATACACAGGTTGCTACTAAAGTTGAAATTGAGGGTTTGGCAAATTTTTTCGGATAATGCTATATCACACGTCAATAGATAATTTTCTAGAGACGAATTTTAGTTTGATTCACCACCATAAGTGGTCTTTGAGTGATATAGAGTCGATGATACCATGGGAGAGAGAGGTATATGTAAAATACCTAGCTAGTGCATTAGAAAAACAACGATTAGAAGTACAGCAAGCTAATGGCTGATATTACAAAGTTATCATCAATGATGCCTTCTTCGGGAGAAGTTTCTCAGAAGGTAAATCTTCTGCTGGATGCACAGGCACAACAGGAGACTAATACACACATAGTATCAGCAAAGGTAACTTCCATGTTCTCGAATTTGGACAGAATGGAAGAAAGTATGGCAGTTATAAGAAAGTCACTCAATAGAGATATAAGATCAAGAGAGAGATATTATAATGAAGAAGTAAAGTTACTAAAGAAAGAACTTAAGACTACAGAAAGTCTGAAGGGAAGTTTGATGAATGTGGCAGCACTTGTAACTGGTCTTAGTTTAGCATCAGCAGTGAGTAATTTTCAACAAGGTAATTTCGGTGCTGGTGCAAGAGATCTAACTCTTGCCACAGGAGCAGCACTATCACAATACTTGCCTGAGGTTATAACAGGATCAGCGATTATAATATCACAACTGTTAGGTTTTGGTAAGAGAGGATCAGTAAGACCAAATGCTGGAATGAGAACTGGTTTATCTCCTAGACCTGGTGCTGGTAAATTGGGACTCTTGTTACCACTTCTTGGTTTATTGGGATTGGGAGCACTTTCTGGTAAAGGAAGCGAAGGTGATGCTGATAAGGTAAGAGGAGAACTCGTAAGAAAGCAGTTAGTAACAGAACAAACTATAAACCAACCAGATGTAGACAGGTTCAAACTACAGTTAGAAAGATTTTCATTCCTAATTGACAGATTACAATCAGATAGAGTTGATCGAGTAAGTCCTATCGTACCTAGTAATACTTCAACAAGTGCTGCTGATGGTACTAAAATAACATCTTCAGGGTTATTCCCTAATTTGATGAAGAACGATAGATTGTTGGAGTTACAAAATCTTCTTCAAGATCAAACAGGTGGACGTTTGGATCAAATAGGTGGAAGGACAGTTCCAGTTTCTGATATGACTCTAAGTCAAATCAATCAATACCAAGCTGATTTAGACCCAGAGGCAGAATCTGGAGTCGGTTTGTTCAATATTGAAGATCCATTGGGTGCTGTAGAAGAAATGTTTAACGCAAAAGGTCTCAAGTTTGATGCTGATAAGATACTATTCACTGAACAGTTGCAAAGAGAATTAGCATTATTCGAGATAAACAAGTCATTACCAGAAGGTAAAAAATTGTCTGCAAGTGATCTGACACCATTTAATGGTATGA